GGCTGGGGTGTGGGTAAAATGAACTGGGGCGACATCTTAAAGGCCGTCATACCTGTCGTCGTCGCGGCAATTGCTTGGCTGCTGGGTGAGGTCAACGGCATGGGCATCAGAATGACCAAGAATGAGAAAACGGTATTCCATATTTCTTTATTACATCTTCAAACGGCTCTCCGTCTCTGGCTGCCGTTTCAAACGTGACAACCTTATGCCGCGTCCCCTTATTCTCACGCGGGTCTACGACGGCCTCAAGCCATACAGTACCGAAACCCATATGTTTGTCACAGTTATGAACAAACTCCAGCGTCTTTTCATGCTCAAGACCTGTGTTCGCAAACGTCACAACAATTTCGTGAGTTTCTTTGTACTCACGCAAAATACGTTGCGTCATGTAGGCGCTGGTGCGGCCCCCGCTGAAGCTGACTGCTATTTTTTTAATTTCGCTCATTAGGCGTCCTTTGGTGGAGGCGGCATAAGCAGCTAGACGCCACACATCCCTTCACATTCTATATTGAACAGATTCCCCTGTCCTTTTTCTTCCGCCGTGCTGAAATCAACATCCTCCAAAGGAACACGACTTGAGTGGGCATATTGTTTTCCGCCGTTTTTTGGCTGGTCACGGATAAGCCTATCTACCTTAATGGCGTCTAACCATTCGTCTTGAGGGCCGTCACGTAAAGCTCTCCAATCTACAGCAGACTTGAACGGGCAAAAAGTACACGCGCTTCTTGGCGGCGCGGGGTAGCCTTTATCAGCCATCCATTTAAGGCAGCTATTACGCGACATACGCATGTCGTAAAGCGGGAATCTATTAACCATCCAGTTATCCATCGACAACTTCATGCGTTGGGCTTCGTCGCTTGATATGCCAATCCATTGGTGTACTAAAACTTCCTTTGCGCGTTGGCCCTTAGACAAACCGACCAACTGCCGCATTTTCTTGCGAATAGGCTTTAGTTTATATTCTCGAGTACACTGCCGACGACCAAAACCCTTTGAACCATCTGCGTTATACATATGCCAAGGCACTGGAGAAAATATCTGCCCAGTAGAATTAGTACCCGCCTCGATGTCAGCGCGAAGGTTTCCGCTTCTGACGCGGTAGACTGGGAACGGCAGTTGCTTTTCCAACCAGTCAAGCCACTCGTAAACAACTTTAGGCTCTGCGCCAGTGTCTGCAAAGATTGCACCATCTGGCATGGGCGTTATTTCGCCACGCGCCGCCATCAAAGCTATTGTTGAGGACTGAACTCCAGCGCCGAGTGATATGATGTTTAACATTTTAAAACGGCACCGGCTCAATCTCCAGAGCCTTCTCGGCCATATTCTGCATCCCCTCAAAGTAACCCGTTACGATCACCTCGATAAGATCGGACCACTCCTTCTTGCTGAACTCAGCCATGTCGGTCTTCTTTAGCCAGCCAAGGTATTCCCCGGCGCGTTCGCTGGAGATTTCCATAGCCTTCTTTTCGTTCGCCGTTGGATCAATCATGCGGTCCCCCATACATCTCATTGAACAAAAGTGCAGCACAGGACTAAACAGTCCCCTGACCCTCGGGTCATACCGAAAGCCTCGACTCTCCCTGCGGCACACGTAGCACATCAAACCTGTAGTTTGTAATTTCATCAAATTTACCATTGCGTTTGATTTGTATAGAACTTGGCTTCGTCAATTCATGCTGCCGCGCAATCGCTTCGGCTATGGAAGCAGGAGGATTACCACCTCCACTCCGCCGCCACCAAGCTCTTGCCTTCTCAGCCGCGAAACCAAAGTGTTCCAGGCAAATCCAATTGCTGTACTTTAGGAACCCACAGCTATAAGTCACCTTGAGGCTGTCAGGCTTACCAACCTTGCGGTGGGTCGCGTAGTGGACGCTATCAACATCAACCCAGTGCGTAGGACTGCCGCTCGATAGAACAGGCAGTTCGCTGGCCTTGGACACGATCTGAATCTCACGGGGGAACTCGTAGCCGCAGTCGGGGCATTGCATACAGGACAAATGCACAACGCTACGGCATTGGGGACAGTTCTTAACCAACGGACCGTCGCTCGGCCCAGTCTTCTCCCGGTGGTCTTTGTTCTTGACCCTGGCTTGATCCACAGGCCCGTGCCGTTGGATGTTACGGGCGAAGTCTAAGATCAGGCAGTCCTTCTTATCCTCGGCAATACGCATACCGCGCCCTACAATCTGCACATACAAACCTGGGGACTTGGTAGGCCGCAAGACGGAAATCATGTCTACTTGCGGTGCATTAAAACCTGTTGTCAGTACGCCCATTGAGCATAAAGCACGTACCTCACCGCGTTTAAACGCTGCAATCGTTTCAGCGCGTTCGTCTTTAGGCGTGTCGCCAAAGATGGTGCGGCAATCTACGCCCTCTTCGTTCAGCATGTCAGCCAGATGGCGGCAATGGTTTACGCCAGAGCCAAAGACCAGCCAATGGTTGCGGTCCTGGCCCCACTCGATCATCTCTTCTACGGCTCGGCGGTTGATGCCTTCTTCGTCCACCGCGTCTTGCAGTTCGGCTTGGATAAACTCACCGCCCCTGGTGTGGACGCCGCTGGTGTCCAATTCCAGCCGAGTGTTCTTGGTAATCAGGTTGCAGAGGTAGCCTTCTTTAACCGCATCAAGGACGCTGTAATCGTAGCAAACATCATCAAACAGCGCCCCATCGCCCCGGTGCAGCATCCCGCTGTCCATTCGGTATGGCGTGGCCGTCAGGCCGATGATCTTCATGTGCGGGTTGGCTACGCGGAGGCTATTGAGGAACTTCTGGTACATCGTGTTGACCTTGCGCGGAATGAGATGCGCCTCATCAACGATTACGAAATCCACCTTCTGGAACAGGTGGGCCTTTGCATGTACGGATTGGATGCCGCAGAACACAACGGCTGGGGTGTGCTGGCGCTTACCAATGCCAGCCGAGTATATGCCAGCGTCAGCCTCGGGCCATTGGCGCATCATCTCGTCATGGTTCTGTTTAATCAGTTCCATAACGTGGGTGACGACCACGATCTTCATCTCGCCATATTCGGCAATCGACCGGCGGCATATCTCAGACAGCACAAGGCTCTTGCCCGTGCCTGTGGGCAGGACGATCAGAGGGTTGGCCGAATGGCCGTCACCCTCAAACCATTCAAATACCGAATCAACCGCCTGTTGCTGGTAGAGACGTAACTGTAGCATTTTGGTTCCTAATTATGTTTCCGTCGTTGAGTTTATATTCAATCCAGCCTTCACCGGCATCAGTTTGCGTTCCCGGCATTAGGCCAGGGTTGTACAAGTGATCCTTACAGCCAGACTTTTGTACTTCACGATTTAGTTCTTGCTTGTGCAGTTCACAAATCCATTTGCCGTCCTGAGTAGACGTTGAGTGGACGCAAGTGCGGCAATTCGGCGTTGGTATCTTAGCGCCGTGGCAGTTGTCCGTGAACGGACACATCTTACATTGAAACCATGCCGCGCTTTCTGATATGCGCGGCGGGGGCTTATCGGCGCTAACGATCTTGTTGGCGCGTTCTATGTAGTGCTTGGCCGCGTCGGGGTTCAACGCCGTAAAGCACGCTGTCTCATCCCGGCTCCCCGGCGTGCAGACCGTCAGGTAATGCCAATCTATATTGAAGTAGTGCATGTAAAGCTGGGCCTGGGCAAAATAGATTTCGTCCCATTCCAGCAAAGCGCGAGACTCATCCTTGTTTTTCAGCTTTATCAATTTCTCAAACTTCTCGACGTTTACACACTTGTGTTCCCAAACGTGTTGTTCTGGGGAGTGTTCCAGCCCGAAGATGATGCCATCTAGGTGGCCCCGAATGTGGCCGTCTTCAAAGCCAAACTGTTCGCCGCTTTCCTGATGAGTCTGGAGGGATATGCCGTCCACCAGCCGTAATCGGCTGGCCATCAGTTCTTCGCTGTGGTGGCCGTCCGCAATGGCCTTAAGGGACTTGGCGGTCATCTTCTCCGCATTGACCCAGTGAAACTGGTTCCATATACGCCGTTCGCAAGCCGAGCCAATGGAGGACGCGCCGATGTAGCCGCGCTGCTCTGAGGCATACTGCTGCTCAAGGGCATCGTTCATACGCATAAGCGTTGGGTCGGGAAGGCTAATGGGGACCATAGAGATACCGGAGGCGTTTACACGCCCCCGGTTTCCTTTCAGTTAATTTGCTACTTTTCCCAGGGCTTCTTCTTGGGACCGTTATCAGAAGCCACTGAAGCGGCACGCACAGCCGTTACTGGCGTGGCCGAAGCGTCTGACGGGACGCTTTCATTGATAGCAAAGAAACGGAATCTGTTTTCGTCTTCACCGTTATCACTGCGTTTCCCCATAGCAGCACGGACTTTCAAGGGGATGTTGTGCAGCATAGCGGTGTTCTTGAACGGCTTACCCAGCGTATTGGTTGCGCGGAGTATGTCCTTCAAGGCGCGGTTTGCGATTTCAACAGTTTTATCGTTTCTGTTTACGACGTTCAGGTTTTCATAGAACTTACGGCCAACGTACTCACCGTCGAGGACCGTAAACTCAAAGTTGATATATTTGCCAAGGCCGTTTTTAGTGTCTTTGAAGTCGCTGTCGGTTACCTCAACGACGTATTCACCAACAGGCAACAACGTCTTGCCAGGACGATCCGTAACGGCATCAGGGTTAAACTCAAATCCATGTAGTTCAGCCATAGTTATTCTCCTTTGGGTTCCATTGCTTTTGCAAGTTCGGTTGCGAAAGTTTCGTAGTTTAGTTCCATAGATTCGGGTAATGCCCAGCGGCTTTTAGCCACCCAGCCGGGACGCTCTTGAGTGTGCAGAACACGCTCACCAGCACCAACGGCTCGGGTCTTTTTCTGGCTAAAGCCCGCATCCGACTTCACGGTGTTTACACGGTAGTTCGCAAACATCAGAAGGTCGCACCATTCCGAGATTATCGCCGCACCGCCTTTGTGAAGATCAAGCATATAGCGGTCATAGCTATCGACGAGAGGATCGTCGTACCGTTTGATCTGGGTGTGCGCCAAAAATATGACCTGCATATTTTTCTCATTACGGAGAAGATCAAACCCCTCCATGACGTTACGCCATAAATCGACGGCAAACGTGTAGCCCTTGCCATAGCCCATGTCCTCAATGTTAGTGACTTTATGGTTTACGGCTACCTGCTTGAAGATCAACTGCTCCATCCAGTCGGCTGAATCCAGCACGACAGTTCCGAAGTCGTGGTCTTCGCTGTACAGGGAGCCGATAGCCTCCATCACCTCATCGTATGACCGAGCCAGTGGGAAGGCCGTCACATCCAAAGCATCCAAACCTTCCTCAGTCTGGATGAACACCGGCTTGTCGGCCTGTGCGGCGAAGCTGCTCTTACCAACGCCGTGCGTACCGTGCAAGACAATACGCGGAGGACGGACAATGCTGCCTTTTCGTAATGATTTAAGATTGATTGCCATATTAATTCTCGTTTCTAATGACGGTTACAGATGTTTTTGCTGGTTCAACAGTTAGAGCCTTGCAAAAAGCGTTATAAAATTCAGGTTCATTGCTTTCCAAATAGCGCAGTCCTTTCAAGTCCAGTTCGGGTTTATGTTTAAACGGCAGCATGTCTTCTGGGATACCGAGCTTCGGCAACATATCCCATTCAACCTTACGGTTGAGGCGACCAGTGAGCGTGACCTTGTATGGTCCGATCTGATGGGACTCGCTGCCTTCAGTCTTTGATGTGAGGAAGGAGAGAATCTCCTCCTCGATTTCAATGCGGCGCTTGTTTGCCGCAATCTCTTCGTTCTTTGCATCCATCCAATCTGATGCGGCGTCTTCAACAGTACGGTTAGAAAACATTTTTGGTTTGAAGTTCATGGTTTCCTCGTTGGTTGTGGTTATGTTTACGCTTTGGCAAAAAGGAGATTGCCAAGTCGTCTTGGTTCTGTCAAACACTATTTTCTCTACAACGGAGGTTTATATGAAATTAAGAAAATGGCTTGACCAGCAGAAGCTCACCAATCGTGAGTTCGCCGTTATGATTGATGTTTCAGACAGCGCGATACACAGGTGGACATCTACGGATGATGACAAGCGTATACCGCGTTCAGAACATATGTTGGCTATAGAGAAGGCAACAAGGGGAAAAGTGAAGGCGCAGGACTTCTATTCGTGAGAGTCGTTACCTTCACCGTGCCGGGACAACCTGTAGCGAAGGGACGCGCCAGGATATCTACATTTGGTGGTCATGTGCGTTCGTACACGCCAGAGAAGACGCGCCGGTATGAGAATCAGGTGTCGGCTTACGCAGCCGAGGCGATGAAAAACATGCCGCCGCTTGGTGGGCCTGTTGAAGTTGTCGTGGAGGCGTTTATGATGGTGCCAGCCTCATGGTCGTTTAAGAAGCGGTTGTCGGCCATTGCGGGACAAATCAAGCCGATCACTAAGCCTGACCTAGATAACATTGTTAAAGCCCTCGACGGCATGAACGGCATTGTCGTCGTCGATGACTCGCAGATCGTTAAGCTGACAGCTACCAAGCAGTACGCCGAGATTCCTCAATTAATCGTAACGGTTATAGGGCAAGAATGACCGACTTCATCACGACTGCAACCCGGCTCGTAGAGCGGGGGTACTCGGTTATACCCATCATGCCTGGAGAGAAGCGTCCCGGCGAGTTCAAGGGCAACCAGTGGATCGGTATGAACCAATGGCAGCGGTTCTGCGATAAAGCACCAACCAAGTTCCAGTTGGACATCTGGGCCAAGTGGCCTAGCCCGTCGATCTGTTTGGCCTTGGGTCGAGCCAGCAACGTCACCGCCATAGACTTTGACTACGGTAGCCCAGAAGTCCGTGCCGCGTTGGAGGCGTGTCTGCCGCCGTCCCCGGTCAAAAAGATGGGTGCCAAGGGCTATACGGCTATGTACAGGGGCTTCGCGGTGGTCAGCAAGAAGTACCTGCTGGATGGCGTTTCGGTGATTGAGGTGCTGGCCCAAGGCAAGCAGACGGTCCTGCCGCCGTCCATCCACCCCGAGGGCATGAGTTATCACTGGCTGACCCCCGACACTTTGGAGGATTTAACGGCCTCTGAGTTGCCAGAATTACCCCACGACATACACGATAGAATTGCAAAAGCCCTGGAGCCATTCCAATCTAAGGTAGAAAAACAGGCTGTTAACGGCAAAGCTATCCAAACTCCCGTGCAAGGCGACAATGATAGCTTTTGGCGTGATATCAATGATACCGCGTTGTTAAACTTAGATAATTGGGTACTAAGGCTAATCCCAGACGCCAAACGTGGGGCTAATCGCGGGTATAGGGCCGTTGCCCATTGGCGGGACGGCGATGGGGCCAATATCGGTATCACCCCAGACGGCATAAGGGATTTCGCCAGGGATACTGGTATGACCGCCATAGACTTGGTTATAGCCGTGACCGGGGCAACCCTCGATGGGGCTACGGCATGGCTACAGGATGCCCTGGGGATGCGCCAGGAGGCCGTCTTTGACGCCAAGGTATTTGAGCCGCCCCCGGCCAAGGTCGCGCCTGTAGCGCCCTGGAAGAAGGCCGAGTCAGTGGCCGCACCGTGTAAACGCAAGTCTGGCTCCCTGGAGCCAAAAGGCGCTGTCGGCAAGCTGACCCAGTACATCAATGAAACCTCCATCCGTCCCCAGCCAATCTTGGCCCTGGCAGCGGCCTTGTGCGCCATTGGGACGCTGGCAGGGCGCAAGTACCGCAGCCCGTCCAATCTGCGTACCAACCTGTTCGCCATCAGTCTGGCCGATTCGGGCGCTGGCAAGAACCATAGCCGCCAGATCATAGACCGGCTTTTCAGCGACTTTCTGGGAGCCGAGAAGAAGATCGGCGGGTCCAAGATCGCGTCAGGCTCGGGCTTGTTGAGTGCCCTGCACCGCAGCCCGTCCATTCTGTTCCAGATCGACGAGTTCGGGATGTTTCTGGGTGCCATGCTCGACAAGCGCGGACCGAAGCATCTGATCGAGATTATGTCCCACATGACCGAGTTGTTTACCTCCAGCAATTTGACGTACCACGGCATCGAGTACGCCGACCAACGGGACCGCCCCCGGCAGGAAATCGTCCAGCCGTGTTTGTCGGTCTACGGCACGACAGTCCCAAGCCACTTCTGGAAGGCTCTGGAAAGCAGCAACGCGGTAGACGGTTCGCTGGCGCGGTTCTTGGTCTTTGAATCCGAGGAGAATTACCCCGACGATCAAAACGCGCCAGAGAAAGACCCGCCAGTCGAGTTGATTGATCTGTTAGCCCGGATAAACGAGGGCATAGGCGGCATTGCATCCGCATTGGATGGCAGTCATACGCCAGAGCTAATGCACGTTTCATACGACGATGCCGCTACCAAGATGATTAAAGACATGAAGCTAGACACAACCAAAAAGTTGAGGGCTTTGGAAGGCACACCGTTTACATCGTTCTGGGCGCGGCGCGACGAGTTGACCATCAAGGTCGCAATGATCCACGCCATCGGCTGTGACCCCGAAAACCCGATCATCAACACCTACGATGTAGAGTTCGCCCGAGCCATTGTAGACAGGTCAATCAATCAGCTAGTGGATGGTGTCGAGCGTTATGTCAGCGACAACGCCGCAGAGAATTTTAGCAAGCGTGTGATCGAGATAGTCCGTAAGGCGGGTGGGTCGATTGATAAGTCCAGGCTGTATAAACAGACGTTGTTCTTAGGCCGCGACAGGGACACGACACTCAAGGCGCTAATGGGTTCTGAGGATTTGATTGAAGTCATCAAAGAAACGGGCGGCAGACCTAAGACGATCTACCGCCTGAAAGACGCCGCGCCGTTCTAGTGAGTGTGCTTCTCAATCATCTCAGCCTGGACATCGGGGAAGCGTGTAAACACTTCCAGCAGTCGCATGACACCGCCGTGCGGTTCTGTCGTGCCAGACAAATAGCGGTAGATGGTCCGCAGGTCGCAGCCAAACACGGCGGCAGTTTGTTCGCGGGTTAGCTCGGTGGCCTTACACCAGGCCGTAAATTTCTTTTGTTGGATTGTCATTTTTATCGCCCAGTTCCATTCGTTGTTTTGATTAAATGCACCAGCAGCAGTTCAGGGTTTAGTTTCAGGTTCGCAACATGCGGCGGGAGCGGAACGGCATCCAGCCAGGGACCGCGCAGCCGGTTGATGAGGTATTCTAAAAAGCGTTCATATAGTTTTTTCATCTGGCATCTCCATGTACAGTTTTGCGTTCGGGCCGCACGCGCCGAGGGCATCCCGACATTCGGATGTGATTGATTTGCGTGCGTCTGGGTGGCCGCAGTAGCCCAGTTCGTGTTGCGGCCAGACGGCATGGGCGCAGTTGATGCAAAACATAAATCGTTGGTTCGTGACGCTCATTGTTCGTCTCCCGGCAGCGTGACTAGTTCCCAGCGCGGCAGAGCCTCCAGCAGTATGCGTTCCAACAAAGCGCGGTTAGACATGCCAAGTTTCTTACGCAGTTCTGTAAAACGGCGTAGAATTTCGGGCGATAGGTCGCATTGAATTGCGGTGCGGTCTTTCATAACGAAAGCCCCGTCACAATTTTTATGTCGCCAAAGGTCAACGTGCCGTTGTCTGAGCGGCTGCATTTAGTAGGTTTGGTTAGTGTGATCTGCACGGGCTTTGAGCGGTCCAGCGGATGACGCGGCTTGGCCCACAGCGCCGGGACCAATCCGATCATGCCAGCATCCACGCCATACTCGCGGCCTTGTTGGTCGTAAAAAACGCCATCTCCGTGGTCGGTTCCGAAGGCCATAGCCGTGTGGCCTTCGTGTTCTAATCTCTTGTAATTGTAGCCCTTGGTTGATTCACAAAAGTCGTCCCACATGTTTTCTGGAATCACATAACAGGGATCACCAAGGATATAGACACCTGGGGGCATTGTTACTTTCATTTTAATCTCTCCTCAGTTCGTTGCGGTATTCTTCAGCCGCAGCTTGTTCGTCGGCGATGCAATCGACGGCATGGGCCGACATTTCGTTGTACAGCCGTTCGCTTTCAATCACATCGTCCCACTGTTGTAGACCGGCTTTGATGCCATCCACAGTTATCGTCAGCACATCAATCTCGGGATATTCTTCGGGGTCGCCACCGCTGCTGTATGACGCGCCGGTGGGTGGCGAGCCGGGGTTGTAGGTGTAAGTAATCACAAGGTCGTAGTCGTTATCACCGTCAAATGAATGTGTGCATTTGTATTCGTGAATCATTTTATTCACCATTTTCCTTTGATAGCGTGTAAACGTTTTTGAAAATCGGAATAAGCTTTTTGAATGTTTCCAAGCATATTTTCTTCAGTTGGTTTCGCAAGCTCATGTTTAATTGCATTGCAAAATATTGAATGCGTGACTTTTAGTTGATGCCACTCAATTATTTCGGCTCTTAGGCTTGCAAGCGTTAATTCTTCTTTTTCAATCAGTCCTTGACGCCATTCCAGCCGTTCTTTTTCTCGTTCGTTTTCACCCTGCACGCGCAAGGCTTTCTTGAGCATTTTTTCAAGCGTGAGCCGCAAGGGCGTGGGTTTGTGTTTTTTAGCCATCACAGCCCCCCGATAAACTGTTGAACCAGTTCCACGGCCTTGGGGCTGTATCCCCCGACACTCCAGCCGGGTGACCGCTTCCAGTCGTAAATTGTGGCGGGTACACTCTCGCCGGTTTCCTCGTCCACAAATAACAGCGACCACTCCATCGTTGTCTTGTCGGGGTCGAGCGGTTTGAAGGGGTCGCCGAATACGGCGGTCAGTTCCGACACATCGGCCATAATGCGGCCTTGAAGGTGTGAGCCGTTTAAACAGGCTGTTGATAGATTGATTACTTTTTTCATGGGTTCCTCGTTTGGGTTGTAGCGGTTCAAGGTCTAGTGTCAGTTCGTCGCGGTGTCAAGCGGTCATGTCACAATGCACAAAGCATAGAACAGCAGGGCTAGGGCTAGGCCAGCCAGGGCGGAGTAAATCAGGTCGCTCATGCGGCACCGTGGGCGATGACGTAGGCCGCTACGGCCAGCACCAGGGCGAGGCGGAGGTATAGCTGGAGGCGAAGGCCGGGGGTCATGGTGCTGCACCCTGGGCGCGAGCGATGGCGGCGCGTGCTGCGTCGAGGGCTGCGTTAAGGTCGTCAATGGCATCTTGGGCTGCAAGAGCGTCGTTGTGGGTGGTGGCTGCGTCGAGGTCGTCAAGTGCGTTGTAAGCGTCGGCACGGGCTTTGGCGATGGCGGCGCGGGATGCAATGCGGCTTTCAATTTTTTGGCGGCGGGTCACGGACGGGTCAACGGCGTAGGCGGTTGTTACGATTGTCATGGGGTTATTTCCTTCGTTCGGGTGCAGCAATGGCAATATGTCATGTCGCAAAGCATAGCGCAATGGTGTTATTTCGGTGCGTTTAAACGGTATCTAGTGGAACCAGCGGTCTGCCAAGGTGCGGCCTAACTCGCGGCGTGCCGTGCAGCGTATCCACTCGGCGCGGTTGCTGACGGATTCCGGCACGCAGTCGCGCCAATAGTCCCAAAGCGCAGCGGCCAACACGGCGCACACTGCGCGGCGGTATTCCGTGGGGAAATATTGGCCGGGAGTGTAATCCAGCCGGGAGCCGTCCCATGTCAGTCGGCCAGAGTAGGCCCGAAAGGCGGCCTTGAGGTCAACGGAGGTTATCGAGTGCGCGAGCTGGACCCGGCGTAGCAGCGTGTAAACGTGGTGCAGGTCGCGGGTGATGGCGCGGGACTCTGCGCGGTAGGCTACAGGGTCGCCGTAATCGGCGTATTCCAAGCCGGGACGGCCAGCCGCGAAGCCTGTGAGGGCCGACAAGATGGAGGACTTCTCGGGGTCGGCGGGATAGGCGGCAGCGGCGACAGCGGCAAAGTCGTGAGCGTGTGCGGTGTTCATGTTGCAGGGTTCCTACAAGCGTTTAAACGGTTTCTGATTCTGCGGCGGGATCGCCATAGGCTGATTCTGTTTGCGCGTTGCAATGGGCGCAATAGGCGGGCGGGCCTTCATAATGGACTTCCACACCTTCGCACCGCCAACCGTCGCGGGCCTTAGCGATAGTGGCGCGGGCAATGGCTGGAAACTCGGACTTGGCGCAGTCCGGGCAAAGGGTTTCGCCGTCAGACATTATCAGCAGGAGAGGATAGCCACCCGGCCAAGCGTAGCGGTTGCGGGCAGCGTTCTTAACGTCTTTCAGGATGCGGGCCGGGGTGTTCATGAATTCGGGTTCCTTGGGTTGGGGTGCGTTTAAACGGTTAATAGTTCGCGGCTTCGGCGGTGTGGTCGCGCTGATATGCGTCAACGTGCGACCACACCGGCATACGGTGTCCATCGGTCCATTGGTCGCAACGGGCCGTCAGGAAGGCGGCGGGAGCGTATGAAGTGCCGCCATGCTCATGTAGGCCGTCACAGTCGCGGCCCCGGTCCAGCGTCTCGCGGGTCACCCCTGCGCCGTCATACGTCCAGCTTTCGGCGGATGATGTCCAGCCCTCGTCAGTCGGACCGCCTTGGAAGTGGTGCAAAGTCTGGCCGGGGGCCAGGGTGATTTTCACCACGCTGTCGTTAATGTGGGTCAGGAAGCGGATGCGGCGTGCCGGGGTGTTCATGATGTGGGTTCCTAATAGACGGGGACGGAGATGGGGCCGGGGTTCGCGGCGTGGTAGGCATCGGCGGCGGCTTCAAGGGTAGCTTCCAAGGCATCGGCAGCGTCAGCGGCGGCTTCGTAAGCGGGGCCGGGGCCGTTGACCTGAAGGACGCGGGTCGCGGCGTTGTGGGCGTTGCCCACGGCGGTGAACAGGTTGAACAGTTCGGTCTTGGTCATCGGTTCGGGTTCCTTCGTTGTTGTTCAGTGGTGGCAATGTGTCACGGTTCGGGGCGGGTGTATAGTGTGGATTGGATTACATCGTTGTAATGTTCAGACGGGCAGGGGGATCGGGCCGGGGGGAGTTATTAAGGGCTTTTTAACCTACTCCAAAAAGCAAAAAGGGGGGGGTCGTAACCTACTGTTATCTAATATAATATTACACATATATAGGGTAGTAGTACCCTTTTTCACCTTTTTGCCGTGACTTCTGGGGTTCTACTTTTGTTCTAGGGTAGCCTTTACGGTTTTCTTCGGCAAAAAGGTGAAAAAGGGTAAGAAGGGGTCTAACCTGTTGCAATGATTAAGCAAAATGGGTTTTTGTTTTTTGGCTAATAAGTATCTGTAAGGTGGATAAGCCTCTGGCCCGTATTGGCTAGGTTGGAGGCGTGTAAACGCCTCGTTCGCGGCAACCGCGAATGAACCAGGAAGCGGCGGCTTTGCTATCGCACCGGCTGGCACGGGTGCCGGGAAATAGACGGGTCCAGTGGCTGGGATCGGGATAGACGTTTAGCAGCCAGTTGAGACTAGCCATTTGTCCCGCCCGATAGTGTCCGATAACGTCACCTATTCGGATCACGTAGTGATGGTCCCGGTTAGCTACGTAGTAGCCAAGGGGTTCGTAAGCGGGGCGGTAGACGCGGGTTAAGGGCGCTGGCATGGTTCCTGCCGGGAGTGCGTGCGCGAGGACCGGGATTATACACACACCCAAAACCCGCGCAATAAAAAACCCCGGCACTAAGGCCGGGGCTTGGGGGGTGGGGGTGGGGCTAGGCGTCGGTTGCAAACGGCTTTACAACAAAAGTCGGCAGAGGCTGCATTTTCAATTCAATCGCCGCTTCTATTTCCCGTTCGCCGAACCATTGTGCTTTTTTTCGTGTGGAAAAATACATAATGATTTCACCAGGGCACGGCGGCCAATTATCACTGATAATGCACGAATAAATAATTTTCATTGTTTCGGTTTCCTTCTTTCCTGGTTCAAGGTGTGGGGCGGCACCATGCCGCCCCTTAGGTTTACGCTACGTTAATTGAGCCACCGCAATGGCAGGTAGGCGTGCCAGCGTCGACGTTCTTTTGCGCCGTGCGGCATGACCAGCCGCAGTCGTCACATTCCAACTTTATCATGCGCGTACCCTGCTTCTTACGGCCAGATAGCGCCGTGTTAAGCGCGGCATGGGGGTATTCGCCTAATGTGCTGGCAAGATCGGCAAGATCGCTGGCCAGGGCCGGGCCGGGATAGGTGGCCGTCATTTTGCCTTCTAAACCAAGCGCAACGGCGACACGTTTAAACGCGCCCTTGTGGCCGCACTTCAGGCCAACGGCGGCATGGACTAGCTCATGCAAGAGAATGGCAAGGACTGCTACCGGTTCACTTTGGCTAGGGCAGATGAATATCTCGGTGGTGTTATCCGCGCTTGCAAGGTTGCTCCAGCATTGACCGATAGCTTTGAGCTTCTTGCCCTTGCCCCCGGCAGGGATACCAACGGAAGCGCGCACGGGCGGTAGGGGGTAGCCAAGGTTAACGAAGTGAGGCGCAAGGTATTCAGTTGCGCTGGCAAGGTATGTTTCGCGTGTTGCATGTTTCATGGTGCTAGGTTCCTTTGATTGTTTAAGCACTGTCATAACGTCACGTATGTTTACACGTTGCAAGCACGCCGTGACAACATGACAGCATTGTAATGTTAGCAGAACAATACTAGAACAAATCGCATGTCAGCCTGTCATGGCACACAGGTAGCTGACAGAATGACGCGCACCCTTGACGCTCTAATGCGATCCTAGCCAATGCGCGAAGCGCAACGGGGCTGTGCGCGTGCTGCGTGTATGGTTGTGAGGCGATACAGTAGCGATGCGATGCGATAGCGATGAGCTACAGTAGCGAGGCGAAACGACCCCACGGAGGCCTTTTGACGGCGGAGCGGCGGCTGCGGTGTTAAAGTTAACCCCCTCCCCCCCATTCCCCAAAATTTTTTACAAAATTTTATTTCCCAATTTTCCACTTGCCCCCTACACACTCCGTATGCAATGTGTGTGTACACCACAACATGAGGACTCCATGACCGCACCCAAACTAGACTTGCAGATTCTCAAAGCCCTAAAGAGCCGCAAGGACATCTGGCTGGACGAGTCCACCAGCGCCCACAACGGCGCACCCGCCATACGCGGCGTGCAGTACAAGCGTGCCCGTGAGACAGAGGTACGCGGTGCAGACGGCTACCACCCATTTACCTACACTGGCTGGCTGTACTACGGTCAGGCGTTTGCCATTGAGACGGAGTTTGCCAAAAGCAAATACCCATTGTCCCCCGACCAACTAGACTGGCTCGATAAGTTCGCCAAGGTCGGTGGTCAGTACATCGAGGCACGCACCATGCAGGACGTTGACGACGCACTCGGCAAGACCGAACCCCAGCCGTGGAATGAGTACGAGATGCGTGTGACGAAGATCAAATAGCCATGTGGAAGCCAAAGAAGACAATGGCCAACAATCCGCCGGAGAAGGCCATGCTCGGCCCGAACGCTTACTCGACACTTAAATTCAAACGCGGCCCCAAACCCAAACCCCGCGAGTTCCCCGTTGACCCAGACCGCGAAAAGAAGATTGCGGAGTTCCTGGCACGGAAGAAAGACAGCAAATGAACAATGTAATTCTCATGCCCGTGTCCAAAGCTATACCAGTTCCTGTTCGGGTTACGCTCACGCCGTTTGAGATGTTCATGTCCAACACCATCGGCTCGGCCCGTAGGTTTAAGTGCATCACTGAGGGCAAGAAGCCGCGACATGGCTTTGAGTCTGAAGACACTTGGCAAGTTGATATTGAGTCGGCACGTACTGAAATGTCGGTTGCCAAACACCTGAACATTTTCTGGTCTGGCGATATTTCCAGCAATCAATCTGCCGACGTTGGGCCTTATCAAGTTCGGTCACGCAATTTGAACCCTGATAATTACAAACACAAACCTGGTTCGTTGATTTTGCATCCAGACGATAAAGACAATGATTTGTTTTTCTTCGTCATTGGCACGAATGGAATCTACGACATATATGGTTGGATGTATGGCCGTGAAGGCAAACAAGGGCAATACTGGTCAGACCCCACTGGCAACAACCGCGCTGCGTTTTTTGTCCCGGTTACCGACTTAGGACATATGTAATGAACCAAAAGGATCACTACAAATCTCCATACAACTCATTCAACGAAGTCGCCCAACGGGCAATGAACAGATTCTACCGCGCATGTTTAGACATAACGAGGGATGAGATGACGAAGATAGAAGTGACCGACGACGACTTAATCCGTGCGGCTTTTATACTTGGCACGAGCGTCACAGAATTGGCTGAAGCACTCAACCCGCCGCCTGAGCCTGAGATTGTGGTGACGGAGGATATGCGGGTCGCGGGAATAGCCGCATGGAACTGCAACTGCTCGCCGCTCACGCCGACCGGGGAGGCGCTGTTGCCAAAAGTCTACCGCGCCATGCGTCGGCTGGAGCCTTATGACCCTTTAGCAAAACAAGGCCAGATGCAATTTCTCCGCAAGAATGATGGCGGCGGAAGTGGTAGCGGGAATTGTGACCGATGACTATGCGGGAGAAGATACAAAGTTTGATAGCTAATCACCCAACAAACGTCATTAAAATTGAAGATGACGGAACCGTAAGGCTTGCATTAAACCCTACTGCGCTAACCGATAGCATCCTCGACGCGCTGCTCACTGGACTGACGCAAAAAGAAGCTGACGATATTCAAGACAGCGGGCCGTATTTTGGTGAAATAAACGGGCACGATTTATTCAAGGTATTTATCCGCGCCATCAAGGAGGGGAAATGATTTCCGCTGTATTACTAATTGCCATAGCCGCGTTCATCACTGTCTGGCTGGTTAAAAACAAATGAAATCCTGCACCCGCTGTCTGAATACCGAGACAGCCGACACCATCTCGTTCAATCCGGCTGGTGCGTGTAGTGTATGCGTGCAGGTAGACCACAAGCTAACGGCGGTGGACTGGGACGAACGCAAGATGGAGTTACACTCCATCATCACCCAGGCTCGTCAACGCAACGGCCAGTACGATTGCATCGTGCCCTTCTCTGGCGGCAAAGATAGCACCTACCAGCTTTGGTATGTGGTGACGCAGCTACAGTTGCGGCCTTTGGTTGTGCGCTATAATCACTGGGGAACTCGGCCACAGTTGGAGCGAAACAATGCGCGAGTGTTCAAGCAGTTGGGCGTTGAAGTCTTGGACTTCAAGCCGAACTGGAAGGTCGTCCAGGCCACTATGCTTGAGGCACTTTCCCGCAAGGGCGATTCGTGCTGGCACTGTCATACGGGAGTCTACTCGTTCCCGATGCACATGGCGCTTAAGTTCAACACGCCGCTTATATTCTGGGGTGAGTCACTGAAGGAGTACCAGTCCTGGCTCGACCCAACGGCTAAAGAGAATGTTGATGAGGTGCGCTTTAACCGCGCTATGAACCTTGGCATGACGGCGGACGATATGTGGGAGTTCATTAAGGACGCCAACCCCGGCCTGGACCGGCGCGATTTGCATTGGCACACGTACCCGCCCAAGGCCGAGTTGGATAAGCTGAATGTGCAGTCGATCTGTCTGGGAGACTACGTGCGGTGGGATACCCGCAATCAAGTGGCGCTGATTAAGGACTACCTTGGCTGGGAGGGTGATGTGGTCGAGGGCATCCCGCCGCAGTTTGATTACGAGAAGATCGAGTGCCAGTTCCAGGGCGTTAGGGATTGGCTCAAGTACATCAAGCGCGGGTTTGGTCGGACCAACCATCTGGCCAACATTGAGATACGGCATGGGCGTATGGATCGGGCGACTGGGGCCGCTTTAGCCCAGCAATACGACGGCAAAGAACCGGCCTCTCTTGGCTGGTTTCTCCAAACGGTCGGCATCACGCGGGATGAATTTTACGAGATGGCCTTGAGCCATGTGGTTGATCCGTGGGAATTTGACGGGTCAGCCATTGTGGCTGGTTCAGAACTTCCAGACATGAAAGATTGGATATGAAAAAACTATTGATTGCTGCGGCGCTGACGTTTGCGGCTCCCGCACATGCTTTGACAATTCAGGTCTGCACAGGCGAGTTCGCCCTGTGCGCGGCCAGTCCCACAACCCCTGTCCCCGGCAAGACCGTCACCGTCAACGGTAAGGTATTCCCGCTGGGCGTTGCTGTATGTCCCGTACTGCGCGGTCCGGCATTGGCCGACATGGACTTGATGAATAACTCCTGCACCGCTCCCGGCAAGAACCAAGTCTGGAGCCTGTTCCAGCCCCGTGACAGCTTTCCGCAAGCCCCGACTTGGGCAAACACCGCAGCGCCGTTTCGTAAGTTCACGACGACTACAGCGGCTGGTGGCGGCATGAGCAACATGTTCTCGTTTCCCTGCACTGTGCGTTCTAAAAACATTAACAAAACAAAGTTGGCTGATTGCTACGGCCCGATGAACGAAAGCCCGACTGGTGTTGCGGTTGCTGCCGGTACTGAGGTGATGACCCAATCTCCGGCTGGTGCGGTTGACCCTGTGGGCGGTCCGACGCCTTGAGTGAACACGATACCCAATTATTTCTAAAGCATCTTGATGCAAGCGAGAAAGCCCGTTGGCTTGTGGCGTCTTATCTCGTTTCTCATAGTGAGAAAGTTACGATTGCACCAATGCGTAAGCTATCTCACCATAAACAATGGCGTGATTTTGTTGACGATGGTGATTTGTATATGGGTGATAAGCGCGTTGAAGTTAAGCACCTGTCTGCAAGCTTTACGTCTGCCGAGGATTGGCCATTTGGATATAACTTTATTGTTTGCGCTTCTCATTCTTGGGATTTGGCCAATCCAAAGCCGCACATTTATTTTATCTTGTCTAAAGACTTAACGCACGTTGCTTTGGTTTATGGCGAAGATCATCCGTCTTGGACAATGGAAAGACGAATTGATAGTCGCTATCAAGAATCAAATCAGATGTACTACTTTAGCCCGATTGAAAAAGTGGCGTTTATGAAATTGGAAATGGCTTGTTGAAACGCCGGATCATTGCGAAGTTTTTAATCGAGGACGGCAAGCTCGTTAAGTACAAGCAGTTTACCAATGCCAAAAGACTGGCCGGTAATCCGGTAACGACGGCGTGTACATATGAAGACCTACGTGTCGATGAGATGTACTTCTGCGACTTGGGCGTAATTGACCCAGCCATGATTAGGGATGTGACAGCCGATGTGTTCACCCCCGTTACCGTGGCTGGGTCTATTCATTCTATGGGCCAAGTGGACGAGCTAATCCAAAACAGCGGCGTTGATAAAGTGGTCATCAAGGACTTACCCCTAGCCGAACAGGTTGCTCAAAAATATGGGCGGCAAGCGGTGGTCTGGCCTATTGACTATCACACCTTGTGTGTAGAAGATGTGCCTAACTGCGCGGGTGAAGTTTTGCTGACGGACATCGACCGCGACGGCATGGGCAAGGGGTTTGACTTGGACGTATTGAAACGCAGATGGAATGTGCCGGTTGTGATTGCCGGTGGCTGCGGCAAATTGGATCACGTTAAGCAAGCGTTAAATGCTGGCGCTAATGGCGTTGCCATTAGCTCCATGTTTTTCTTTACCGACAAATCACCGATCAAGCTACGCTCCTGGCTCGTATCCGAGGGCTGCACTGTGAGGGCAGTATGATCGCCTCTCTGCCTCAACATAAATACGTCTGGGTTGACTCCAGCTTTATACGCGAAAATGGCAAAGGCTTTGAGCCAGCCGTGTGGTTTGGGTTGGTTAGCCAGTATGGCCGTGCTTGGGGCCTGAACGTGATGTTGGAATGTGGCGCGATTTACCGCAGCCTCCCGCCCCATGCGATTGCGTTCCATGCGGCGATTTCTTCTAAGTCGCCGGGGCTGTGGACAATCAAAGACGCCCAAATGTGGGATTGTTACGCCGACAAATTCCAACTCCACGAATATGCCTATCTACGGGAGGCCCGTGTGAAGACCGGCAAACACAACGGCACGTACTTGTTTACCGCAGCCTTCATTGAAGACGCCTTCACCCGCACGCCGGAGCAGGGCAAGGAGTTCAGCTTCATCGAGTTGGAGAATGGCCGGTTAACAATCCAGCCGACGAACCGAATCCTCTTTGAGGACAAGTCGTTCACGGTGGATACGGGCGTGCCAAAAGACTTGCTAACCCAGACACAAGTCTGGTCGTGCGAATGACCTCCGCCAAGTTCATCTGTCTGCGCGAACACCCTGAGAATGCGCGGTGGGGCTTGGGCTGTGGGCGAGAGTGGGCCGGGTCTGCTGGCCGTGGCTGTCCGTACTGCGGCGCGTTTTATGTGAAGGAAGTAAAATGACTCTATGGCCGTATCACTCTGAAGACGAAATCAGCGCCGTAGCTGATGTGCTTCGCTCTGGTAAGACGAACTATTGGTCGGGTCCAAACGGGCAAGCGTTTGAATCCGAGTTTGCCCAATACACCGGAGCGAAGCACGCCCTTGCGGTAACCAACGGCACGACGGCTCTTGAGCTTGCGCTGCACGGGTTCGGTCTGCGCCCCGGCTCGGAAGTGATCGTGCCATGCCGCACATTCATGGCGACGGCCAGTGCAGTCGTAACGGCTGGGTGTAAGCCCGTGCTGGCCGACATTGACGCTACGCTCAACGTGACCGTTGAGACATTGGAAGCGCGGCGCACCGACAATACGGAAGCGGTGATCGTTGTCCATTATGCCGGGTTGCCGTGCGACATGGCGGCGATTATGGACTGGGCCTCTAAGCGCGACATCTACGTGATTGAAGACTGCGCCCATGCTCACGGGACGCGGATTAATGGGCAACACGTTGGCACGTTTGGTGACGTTGGCACCTTCTCGTTTTGCGTTGGCAAAATCATGTCCCTGGGTGGTGAGGGCGGCATGGTGATTACCAACGACGAAACGCTACACCGCCGTATGGGCGCACGGCGCGATCATGGCCGGTATCAGATGGTCGGTTCTAAGGACATGACTGCGTTCCAGTGGACGGTTGAAGAGTTCGGCACCAACTTGCGTATGACTGAGATGCAGTCAGCCATTGGCCGGATTCAACTGACAAAGCTGGATGGTTGGATCAACCGGCGCAATCAGATTGCTGCTGCGTATGATGTCATTCTCGGCGGCATCCCAACGCCCACTGGCCAGAAACATGGCCGGTACATGTACATGGCTTATGTCGATGACCGCGACCGCAAGATGGTTGAGTTGCAGAACATGGGCGTGGCTGCGCGGTTGGGAGGTTGCCCCAACATTGGCCGCGAGGCGGTCTTTGTTAACAACGCACATGCGTGCCCTGTGGCTGATGAGCTTGGTTTTCACACGCTGTCTTTGCCGGTGTATCCAACACTTACGGATGATGATGTCTCGGCAATTCTAGACTCAGTAGAGATGATATGCGCTTAGACGACCAATGCCTTCAGCTTTACCGTGTCGCCCACAATATGTGGAAGGACAACGATCTTAAAATGGCTGAGAAGTACTACCAGCGTGTTCGCACCGAACACGGCTGTGAGCTTTATTACGAAGTCGTGCTGCCTAAGAACGTGATGCTGGTGCATCCCGTTGGCACGGTTCTGGGACGCGCTACGTATGGCGACTATCTGTGCGTCTATCAGAACGTGGGCGTTGGGTCTGACATTGACGGCAACCGGCCCGTACTTGGTAAGGGCGTTGTGTTGTTCCCCGGCGCTAAGGTGTTGGGCAATACCAAGATCGGCAACAACGTATTCATCACCGCCAATACGGTGGTGCAGAACGTCGATATACCGGACAACTCTGTGGTGTTCCCGTTCTTAGAAGCACAAGAAAAATCGGATCACAAGACCCGTTCCGTTTGTAGCTGGAAGCCAACGAAACGATCCGTCATCAAGGACATCTTTAAGGTGAAGCATGGCTAAACACGTAAAGAAACTACGAATTAACATCACCATTACGCCTGACTTACTGAAGCGTATTGATGAAGTTGCCACCCCATACGAACGCAGTTGGTTCATTAACGAAGCGTGCATTGAGAAGCTAGACCGCGAGAAAGACAAGAAATGAGCGTTCTATATCTCATCACGGCACGCGGTGGCTCAAAGGGCGTACCGGGAAAGAACCTGCGGAAGATTGGCGGTATGTCGCTGATTGCCTGGAAGGCTAACGCTGCCAAGCAAGTCATCACCAAAGACGACCGGCTGGTAATCTCTACCGATTGCCCGCTCATTCAAAAGGAAGCCCGCCTCAACCACGTTGAAGTGCCGTTTACACGACCTGCGGAATTAGCGACGGACACGGCTTCAAGCGCAGATGTGATTAAACATGCGTTGGTTGAGTTGGACACATATCACGATACGGTTGTGCTGCTGGAACCCAGCGCCCCGTTTACAACGCCGGAGCATCTGGTAACCGCCCTGACCATGAAGCAAGCCAAAGACGCGCATTTGATTGTTGGCATGAAGCACACAGAACCGCACACGACTTTTGTTGCGGAGCAGCCTGACGATGACTTCGTAACGCCCATCATGGTGAAGATGGACCGCGTTGGCCGCAATCTGCGCCGTCAAGACCTAAGGCAAGAGTGGACTATGAACGGCGCGTTATACGTATTTGATACTGAGATGTTTAAGAAAACCGGCAGCATCTACGGCGGGGCGAGGAACTACGGGCTGTTGATGGACCGCTGGAGGAGCATTGAGATTGACTCTATGCACGATCTTGAGATGGCTGAGTATGCTTATAGCAAGGGGTACGTTTCGTGATTACTGTCATCGCAGAAGCCGGGATCAATCACTGCGGCTCGTTAGACCGCGCCCTGAAGATGGTGGAAGCTGCGGCAGACGCGGGAGCTAATGTTATTAAGTTCCAGTCCTTCACGGCTGACAAGCTCGGCTACGACGAAAAACTGACCGCCTTTCTGAAAGGCGTTGAGCTTTCTAAAGACGATCACAACAAGCTGAAAATAAAGGCTGACAAGTGCGGCATTGAGTTTATGTCCACGCCGTTCAGCACGGAGTGGGTGGACTTCCTTGTTTGGCTTGGCGTTAAACGTCTGAAGATTTCATCTGGCAAAGTCAAAGACAAGGCGTTTGTTGATTACGCCAGAGCCACAGACTTGCCGCTCATCATCAGCAACGGCATGATTGATGAAGCGGATTTTCTTACCAGCACTAATTTTGTAGACACGGCGCTGTACTGCGTTTCGCAATACCCGACGCCGTTTCATAAAATTGATTTCCGCAAACTTGCAAAACTTAAAGAGTTGTTTTTGAACGCTGGTTTCTCAGACCACACGCAGGGCATTGCGGCGTCTGTCATTGCTGCTGCCTCTGGCGCGGTGGTGATTGAGAAGCACTTCACCCTAGACCGCAGATTGGCCGGACCCGATCAGATTTGCAGCATCGAGCCAGATGAGTTGAAGCAGATGGTCGCGGAGATACGCCAGATATGACTCGCCCGATTAATCTAAACGATTTGCTTCCGCGCCGTTCTGTTGTCAGGGACCGGACTGCCGTGAGCCAGATGCTAGACGGAAAGCGCATCGTTGTGACCGGCGCGGGTGGGTCTATCGGGTCCGAACTGGCGCGGCAGATCAATCAATACAAGCCGCGTGAGTTGGTGCTGGTCGATAACTGCGAGTTCAATCTGTATTCAATATCTGAGCAAATCCCCACCGCCAAGGCGGTTTATGCCGACATTCGGGATAGTGATTCTGTGAATACATTCATGCGTAGCAATCTGGAGCAGGTTGTGTTTCATGCCGCTGCGATGAAGCACGTACCGCTGGTTGAGCATAATAGAGGCGAGGCTTTGAAAACCAACGTGGTTGGCACTGCCAATGTAGCGACGGCCTGTGACCAGAATTTTGTCTACCGTCTGGTTCTTATATCAACCGACAAGGCCGTCAACCCCAGCAGCTTCATGGGCGAGACAAAACGCACTGCGGAAATTATCTGCAAAAACCGCACCGTCGTCCGCTTCGGGAATGTCCTGGGTTCTTCTGGCTCGGTCGTACCTTTATTTGAGCGTCAGCTTATTAAAGGCGGGCCGCTTACGGTCACGCATGAGGACATGGAGCGGTACTTCATGTCGATTGATGAGGCGGTTGAGTTGGTGCTGCAAGCCGCAACGGGGGAGCCAGCCACTTACGTTTTGGACATGGGCCAGCCTGTGAAGATTATGGACCTAGCGCGGGACATGATCCGTCTGTCCGGCAAAATGCCAGACGAAGAAATTAAGATTGAAGTCACCGGATTACGCCCCGGCGAGAGGCTGACTGAAGAGTTGTTCTACAATACTGAAGTCGTAAACCCGTCCGGCATGGACGGTATCTGGAGGGTTTCAAGTGGGGCGTAAGGTACTAATCACCGGCTCGGAAGGGCATCTCGGCAAGGCGCTGCGTGCGGCGTTTGTCGCGCAGGGGGATAGGGTTATTGGTTTAGACCTGCCAATTACCGATCCAGATATTGAAATTGATTTAGACAACCCAGGTATGTTTGATTTTCTATCTCCAGTAGACATCGTTATCTGCAACGCTAAATGCCGCACATGGGAAGCGCACCATGAACTAGCCAGTCGGGCTAAATCCTGCATCGTCAACATTGGTTCCATCTATGGAGTATTAGGCAATGACCCAAATCTCTACGAAGGAACCGAAGTCCCGCCCACCCCCGCGTGGTACGCGGCGTCCAAAGGAGCAATGGTCGCTCTTACCAAATGGCAATCGACAAATCTCGCTCCGGTGCGGAGTAACTGTATCTGTCCCGGCGGAATTTTCAGGGGCCATTCAGATAACTTCAACAGAAGGTATGCAGCGAAAGTCCCTCTTGGACGTATGGCTACCGAAGACGACATTGTAGGCCCGGTGCTGTTTCTATGCAGCGATGCGGCTCGGTACATTACCGGCCAAGTGCTGATGGTCGATGGAGGATATTCAGCATGGTAGAAATCGCAATCATCGGTAACGGTGGTCATGGCCGGATGCTCAAGGCCATATTAAAAGATCAGGCAGACTTCTTTATGCCTGATGATTTGCCAGATAAAATGTTTATCTGCATTGGAATTGGCAATGTTCCAGAGATTGGCAATAGCGGGTTATCAACGCGCCGGAAGTTATTTGAAAGATATGACGGCAGATTGGTTGGCGTTTGCCATCCAACTGCGGTTGTTTTGGGTGAAGTTGATTCAACCTGCCAAGTCATGCCGACGGCGGTAATCAATCCAAATGCCAGGGTCATGCACAATACGATTATCAATACCGGCGCGATTGTTGAGCATGACTGCGTCATTGGCCCACATTGCCACATTGCTCCTGGGGCAACGGTTCTTGGCGGCGTGACTATTGGTGAAGAAACTCATGTCGGTGCCAACAGCGTTATTCTCCCCGGTAAGAAGATTGGTAACGGCTGCATTATCGGCGCTTGTGCGGTTGTCACAGACAACATGGAAGATGGAGAGACTTGGATTGGGAACGAGTTATATGACTGACTTTAATGGCGTAACCGTTGTCAGCAACTCCCGCGCCGAAGACGGGCCGTTGGAATCCGTAATCAAGGCGATGCCAGGATGCTCTGTAACGCGCTTTAATTCGGATGGCATGTCTCCAGCCGTTGCCGTCGCTCAGGCGGTTATCTTCTTTACCGTTGCGTTCAAATCTCAAGACGCAAAACTCGTAGTTCTGTTGGGGGACCGATATGAAACGCTGGCGGCGTCGATGGCGGCTATGTTCGCTGGTATACCCGTGGCCCATCTTGGTGGGGGTGAAACGACCCTTGGGGCGTTTGATGACTCCATGCGTAACAGCATCAGTCATATGGCGGCGCTTCATCTTGTGGCTACAGATGAATTTGCCATGAAGCTGGTGAACATGGGTATTCACCCATACACCATTAAAGTCACTGGCGCTTCTGGCTTGGATAACATTGAGGGCAATAGCGCAAAGCGCGACAAGAACGAGATACTGGTTACCTACCACCCAGAGACACGTTCGCCCGATTACGGCATATCCCAATGTGAACGTATGCTTCTAGCCTTGGATAAATACTACAAGGATGGGTACGACATCCTTTTCTGCGGCGTTAACAACGACCCAGGTTCGGACGAGATTAAAGAACTGATTAAGACTTATTGCGAACAGCGTTTATGCGCCAAGATTGTCACCAGCATGAGCCATCGTGAATATGTCGAGAAGATGCAGCACGCTGCCCTAGTTGTCGGCAACTCCTCGGCTGGCGTTATTGAGGCACCCTGGGTTGGCGTTCCGACAATTAACATTGGCGACCGGCAAAAGGGCCGTCCGATGGCCAAGTCTGTTTATCCGTCAATGAACCACATTGAGGAAGCCCTAGAACACAAACACCCGTGGAAGCCATTTTATCGCGGCGGAGCGTCAGAGAAGATTGCAGTTAAGATTAAAGAATGGCTTGATGATGCAAGATAGACTGACTCAGCTAAACGCCAGAGTTCCCGTGGACTTAATTGACGAATTAGAGAAATTTTGTGATAATGCTTGTATGCACAAGAAGGAAGTAGTTGAGCTTGCAATTAGGCGTTTTTTAACTGTTGAGAAAGAAAAAGTTAAAAATGTTTCTAATCCCAACAATTCATATTAACGACGCGATTCCAGACGGCCTTCTTGTTGGCTACAACACGGTTGGGAATGTTGTCTGCTGCATTGAGTTCTATCCAAATTACGAGTTCTTGTTTGGAGACGAAGATGACCACGACACAGTTTCAGAATGGAATGTTTGCAAAGCTCACGCACGCCGGATTGCGATGATCGTCTCTTGGAGACACAATAATTACATTTGTCATGGAAGCACGTAATTCAGCGTACATTCCCCTGCACGCTGAAGCGACCGAGAAGGTGCTGGTCCCCACCGTTCTGCTTCTCGGTCGCACCCTTTAGGAAAGCAAGATGCTGAATATTCCGCCAGATGTTGAACGAGACGCCATATTTGTAAAAGTCTACCTACAGACAGGCGACGGCTTGGATGCGTGTAAACGGGCTGGCTTCATCATTAACGGTTACGACGACCGCACGGTTGCGGAATACCTGCTGGACCGCTGCGATATTCAAGAAGCCATTAAGGTCGCAAAAGAGTCCAAGGCTAGGAAGCCAGCGTCTGTAGACATTACGCGAGAAAGCATCATCTCTGATCTGGATGCGATCCATCAGTCAGCCATGATTGATAAAGACTACACGCCAGCCATTGCGGCTAAGAAGTTACAGGCGCAGCTTATGGGTGTGTTGCAGGAAACTGTTCAAGTCACCCACAAGATGGATGTGACGCGCATGACTGACGATCAACTGATGAAGTTGATTGCTTTGAAGTCAAAGCAAGAAGACCTGAACATGATTGACATAACCCCGACTGGATTGAGTCAGATTAGTGGCCCTGCAAGAACCAACGGTTAGGAAAATTCATTATGGCAACAAAATCAAAAGTAAACGCTGCGGGTAACT